CTTGTTTCTCGCGGGAAAGGGACAACTATTCTCGGCTTTCATTTGTGTGGTCAAGGTTGTACAGGTGGGTGTGGCTATTTGACATTCGATCAAGTTGAGACTGGCCTGATACATCTTGCTGAGATTCCTGGCGTTGTTAGAACTGTGAGCCAGGGGACGTTGCCGAAAGATCAATATGGCATCAGATTGATTGAGGAAGGGGAGGTACACCGGAAGAGTGCGACTCGTTTCTTAAGTGAGGGGTGTTCTATTGAAATTTACGGTCCAACCTCTGGAAGGGCCACGCCAAGTTCTTCTGTGATTCCAACGATAATTTCCGACATTGTTGCGGACGTTACGGGGGTACCACAGCAATGGGGTCCACCCAAAGTGAAGGGTGAAGGCGTCTACCCATACCAGGTGGCGTTGGAACAATTATCTCATCCATCTTTATCTCTGGGCAGTATTGTTGTTAAAGCTGTGCGCTGTTATCGTATGCAATTCTTAAAAATATTTAAAAAGTTACCTGAATTATTTGAGGAGTGCAAACCCCTAACACAAGTTCAAACAGTTTGTGGAATTGTTGGAAGGCGTTTTATTGATGCAATGAATTTTGACACCTCACCTGGATGGCCTTTAACCGGGAAGAAGGTTAAGCTCCTAATTGACCTCAATCCTAGCGAGTACCCAGACAGTGGTAAACCCAGGACATTTGTCCCTGAGATCTGGGAGGAAACTGAACGCATTAAGAAGGTGTTGCTTTCTGGAGAACGCTGTTACTGTGTTTGGAAAGCGTGTTTAAAAGACGAACCGACGAGATTGACCAAGGATAAGGTGCGCGTGTTTCAGAGTGCACCTCTTGCATTACAACTTCTTATTCGTATGTATTTCCTACCTATTGTTCGTATCATTCAGCTAAATCCATTAATGTGTGAGTGTCTAGTGGGTGTGAATGCTGAAGGTCCTGAGTGGGAACAGTTAAACGAATTTATGAATTCTAAGAGTAAGAATGTTCTTGCCGGAGATTATAGTAAGTATGATCAGAGAATGCCAGCACAACTTGTGATTGCTGCTTTCTCAGTGTTAATCTGGGTCGCCGAATACTTATGTGAGTATTCTAAGGAGGACATCAAGCTAATGAGAGCGTTGGTGGCGGAAATTGCCTATCCTTTGATGGCATATAACGGCGATTTGTTGATGCTATTTGGGTCGAATCCTTCAGGTCAAAATTTGACAGTCATCGTTAATTCTATTGTTAACTGTCTATTACTGAGGAGTTGTTATTATACCAAGTACCCAAAGGAGCCACCCGGATCCTTCACTGATTATTGTGCGTTTGGAACATATGGCGATGATGTTAAGGGAACGGTATCTGAAGAGAGAAGTCTTTTTAATCATATTTCCTTTGCTGAGTTTTTGTCGAAATTTGATATGAAATTCACAATGCCTGATAAGGAATCTGTAGCTACTGAATATATGGATGCTGAAGAGGCAGACTTCTTAAAACGGAAAAACTTTTATCACCCTGATTTAAAGGCAAATGTGGGTGTGCTTTCTGAGGACTCCATTTTTAAACGCTTACACGCTCATCTACAATCCAAGGATCTATCCTTAGAGATGCAATCGGCACAAAATATTGATACATCTCTCCATGATTGGTTTTACTACGGGAGAGAGACATTTGAACGTCGTCTCTCAGAGATGCAAACTGTTGCGTCTCAAGCCGGAATTACCCATTTGTGTCAAGGGTTTAACAGGAGCTATGAAGATCGAGTTCAAGATTGGCTACGGAAATATCGACCTGAAGAAGCCGAACCTGTCAACGAGGACAGGATTACCTTTCGTGAGAGTTATAAGGTTAAATTCTCCACTCCGAAGTCCATCGGGGTTCCAGTGTAGAGTTAAAACGGACTGTGTATATATGGATTACCGATTTTACATGTGTTTTGTGTCATGTGCATTTGTGAAATTAGGCTTTATACATGTCGGCATGGTGCTAGGCCATACTCCTATTTAGGAGAGTAGTTAGCCACTACATCATCATCGCACCACCCTGCAGTTTGAGTCGGCTGTAGGGATTGTAAATGACTTACTAGTGAATTTAAATGTGTATTATTATTATTTCGTAAATTATTCTTTAAATTGTTTTGTAAAAAGATGTCATACAGGCCCCAAATGGGAATCGTGGCTGAAGCCTCGATTCAAAAGAAGGGGACCTTTACTGCTCAAGAAAACGTTGATTTTTCCGATCAGATGCAGCCCTATGTATATGATGCAGGGGCGAGATGGATCCCACTAGATCGCTGCAAGATTCTGATGATGCGACACTCGACAATTTCTTTAGTCGGCCTCTGAAGATTCATGAGGAAGAGTGGGGCACGGGTACATCTAAGTATATTAATATAAACCCTTGGAGTTTGTATTTTGAAAATCCCCGTGTTATTAATCGATTAGCCACCTATAAATTATTAAAAGCCAAATTGCATTTGAAAATTGTGATCAATGGAAATGGATTTCAATATGGTAGAGCACTTGTTTCTTACTTACCTTACCCCAGCTATGATACCTTGTCAACGAGTCGAGAACTTTTTCCTCTAGATCTAATCCAAGAATCACAACGACCCCATGTGTTTCTCGATCCTACTACTTCAAGTGGGGGTGAGATGATTTTGCCTATGTTTTGGTATGCAAATTATTTAGATATTCCAACTGAAAGTTGGGGTGAATTAGGTGAAATCACAATTCGTTCAATTAATGATCTTAAACATGCAAACGGGGCAGCTGATAGAGCTAGTATTAGTGTTTTTGCTTGGGCTGAGGATGTTTCGTTTAGTGTTCTTACATCACGTGAACCATTAAACACTTTGATACCTCAAATGGGAGAGATCGACGAAGCAAATCGTAATGGCGTGATTTCTAAGCCTGCGAGTGTGATTGCAAAATGTGCTGGATTATTAAAGACGGTCCCCTCAATTGCGCCTTTTGCTTTAGCTACCGAAATGGGGGCATCAGCAGTAGGCAATATTGCTAAGATGTTTGGCTATTCTCGCCCACTTATAACTAAGGCACCCGACCCGTTTGTCCCACGTACTTTTGGACAATTGGCCGTTACAAATGTTCCAGACAATTGTCATAAGTTGACAGTTGACGAAAAGCAAGAGTTGTCCATTGACCCGCGCATAGCAGGATTATCAGGGGGAACCGACCCTCTTAACATTCGTGATATTGCCAGTCGTGAATCTTATCTCACAACCTTCAGTTGGAATATAGGAACAGCACCTGAAACACTTCTTTGGAACTCCCGTATTGATCCCGCCCTTTGGGCAGAAGGTACTGAGACCCCTAAGGCTTTGCATTTGCCTGCTTGTGCTATGGCTTGCTTGCCTTTTGAGTATTGGACAGGATCTATGAAGTTCCGCTTCCAAATTGTTTGCTCTTCATTCCACAAAGGGAGATTGAAAGTCGTTTATGACCCTGACTTTATTGCAACGAATGAGTACAACACTAACTATTTGCATGTTGTTGATATTGCCGATACTAAGGACTTTACGATTGAAATTGGTAATGGTCAACATTACACGTTGCTTGACCATCATAAACCAGGTCTTCAATCAATAACGACGGCATATGGCACTAATAGATTTACTTCAAAAGGAGCTGGCAACGGCGTTATTGCGTTATATGTTGTCAATGAGTTGACGACGCCTAATAGCACTGTTAGTAACGACATTGAAATCAATGTCTTTATATCTATGGGGGACGACTTTGAAGTGTTTGTACCGTCTAGTGATTTTCAGAAGTACGTGTATAAGCCGGTGTTGAGTGAGCAGTCTGGAACTATAGTCCCAGAGTCTGAAAACACCACTGAACCAAGTGCCCCATTGCATGATGAAACAGTGAAATTGGGTCCAACTTTGCAGAATGACGAATTGTTAAATAAAGTGTATACCGGTGAGAGCATAACTTCATTTCGCCAGATCCTTAAGCGATATAATTTACATTCCTGTGTTGGCTTTCTTAGAAATAATAACACGGTGCTACAGGTTCAGATGGCTGCTTTTCCTTATTTGCGTGGTGCAGTAACTGGGGCTATTCGCACCACCATAGACGATGATAAATACAATTATTGTAATACGGTAATGCTTCATTGGGTGTCTCATTGTTTCTCGGGTTGGCGTGGTTCAATTAGATGGAAAGCTGTTTTACGAGGACCTCAAAACTCAAGCAGATCTAAACCAAGGATGGAAGTTTCACGTTTTAGTAAACCAGCGGTTCATGAAGAGATACGTGGTGCCCTTCCCAATTATTCTAACGACAATCAAGCTTCTAGCTCAGTTGTAGTTGGAACACCTGGCCCAGGTGTTTATTTCTGGCCAGGGAACCCTGATTCCGCTTCCCGTGGAACCGCCCTTACTGTTGGAGAGGTAAACCCTACACTAGAATGGGAGATTCCCTTTTACAGTGCTCTTAGACATATACCTGGGAAGACAGAAGATTGGACATCCCTTATTCAGCATGGGGGATCAATCTTTTCCGTTTGGGGTAGCACGGAAACTACTAGCGCAACCGATTTTTATTGCGCTGCTGGTGAGGATTACGTCGCCTATTTTTGGACGGGTTGCCCGCCTTTATATTTTGAGGCAGACCCACCAACACCAAAATGATGGGAATGTAGGGAGACAAGTATTCCTTTGTTTATTATATGTTATTTTATAGTTATATGTTATTTTATATAGTTATATGTTATTTAAATTTATATTTATATGTTATTTTACAGAAGATTTAATCGGAAATCTTCTTACCAGGACTGTGGTCGTCTTGGGGAAACCTTCGGGTTTCTGGACTATGCCGAATCTTATTCATGTGATTGAATTTTTGCCGGAATAGTCCGGATTTTTTAGATCACATATTTAAGTTAGCGTAGTCCAATGCGCGTCATTAATGTCGCGTATGAGAGGTCGAATTTTGTTTTGTGACGACCTCTCCGC